TGATGGACTGGACCGACTATAAACGCGCAAGCCTATAAAACAAGGGGTTTCTTCAGTTGGTACAAGCGTCGTGTTCTAAGGACAGGGCTAGGCGTGGACGCCGGGCGGCTTGAATTCTCCCCCAAGGATGCGACGCGAACGCTCCTCGCCTTTCAGGAACTCCCACGCCATCTTCGTCCATAGCGTAATAGGCCCAGAACTCAGGCTTCTCCCCGGAGAAGTCCCGGACCTTCGGCCCGATCTCCTCGCGAGCAACGCCGTGCGTAATTAGATCGAGATGCACGATCACGTTGTCCTGCACCCAATTGCTGGCGCGCGAAAGGTCCGCGCTCAGGTTTTCGAGGTAAAGCGTTCTGCCATCCTCGCGCACCATGCCGATGCTGATCAGGTCGATGGTCTTACCATCCTCGATAAATTCCGTATCGAACCATATTTTCATCTCGTCATCTGCTCCAGTTCCTTGCGCGCCGCCGCCCGGCGCTGGTCGAGATAGTCCGCCAAATCCTGTAGGTGGACACCCTTGGACGATTTCTGGCTGCTCTCCGATCGCACCAGGGGCAGCTTGATTTCACCAGATCCTACCTTCCGGAGGAACTGATCGGGCTTCAGGTGCGGGAAGTAATCGGCGCAGACGGATTCGGCCGGGATGATCGCCTTCCCGTCGTACTGCGCCATGAGGAGGAACGCTGTGTTCACTTGGCGGCTCCTCCGACAGGACTGGGGATGGCATCCAGTGCCGCAGCGGCGCAGTCTGTAATCGACCGGATGATATCTCGCAGGCTGTGCTCATACTCGCCAGAGATATTCACCTTGCGCCAGCCAGCGATCGATTCCATGGCGGCCACCAGTGCGTCATGGCTGTTGACGGCCTTGACGATCAGCTCGGCATTGGCTCTTTGCGCTGCGATGCCGTCGTCATCGGACAAGCCAAGCGCACCGTAACCCTTTCCGGTCAGATACCCCCAGCCGCGCAAGTCGGCGACACGGGCACAGCCCTTCGGAGTTTCGGAGGAGTAGATCGACAGAGCGTGAGGGTCGATCTTCCACGGCCTCGGGAAATGCTCGCTCATGATTATACCTTGTGATTTTTCATCCGGCCGCACGTCTCGCATCGCAAGACGTAGACGAAACTTGCCGGGGTTTCTTTTGAGAATGAGCTGTAGACATCGATGCGATGCTCCTGCACAAATTTGCAGGGTCGGTCACAGCCAATCAAAATGCGCTTGAGCCACTGGATCACGGCTCACCTCGCACTTTCACACTTCCCACAGCACTCGCCAAGACATCCAGGGCGGCCTTGTAGGCGCCGACGCGGAAATCAACATGGTTGATATCGGTGCGATCGTATCCGTCGCGGATGAATTTAGCGAATGTCACCAGCGCGTCGTGGCTGTTGACGGCCTTGCAAATGAAGGCCGCGTTGGCCTCGTCGTTTTCTTTGCCAAACGCCGTGACGCAGCTACCGATTGCGCGACAATAACCAGCGGCATCTGCCTCCCCGTAGAAATGGACGGGGGGATATAGCGTTATTCCGATTTGCCACGGCGTCGGCGTGTGCTCGCTCATGTCTGGCTCCCAGATTTTCCCACAGTAGGGTGCCTAATAGGCTCGCCATAGTTGTTGATGTTGATCGTGGACTTGATGGGTGCCCATTTCAGCCAACGGCAAACAGTCGCTACGCCGAAGATAAACGAACCACCGATCGTCGCGGCTGCAAAGCAGACGCCAGCCAATACAAGAATGGCGTGGATGCTCTCGCTCATGTCTTTTGCCTCCCAACTATTCCCACATCACTAGCGTAGAGGGGGACGATCTCATGTCCCTGAGCTTTCCAGCCTGCCGCTGTCAGAGGGTTTATCGTCGCGGCAGACCCATCTTCTCGCATCCACGCCTCCGGGTCGGAAATCTCAGCTGCTGGACGAGACCATTTCCAATGATTGCGCGCGTACACAACCCAAAGCGCGATATTGAGCGGGATCAGGCCCCAAGTTCCGGCGACAACAATCCATATCAACCACAGCAGTTGATTGCCGAGCCCAACGAGCCAAGCGTTGCGGTGCAGATTGCCGGCAAGCAACGTCATCCAGATCGTGATGGCAGACAGCAGCCACGGCAGGTAAATTCGGATTGTGTCGCTCATTGCGTGAAATGCTCCACAGTTTCGCCGATCGCGTACAGGATCAGCGGCATCAAGGCGGTTCCGACCACCAGGGCAACGGCGATCCCGCCGAACACTTTGGCCATTGTTAGGAAGTAGGCTTCGTTGAGGCGATGTCTCATGCTCGCTCCCGCGATGGCACGGTTCCCACAGCAGCGGGGATGGCATCGGTATCAAGTGGAGCCGTGCGCTTCATCAGGGCTGCCAACAGCATCTCGTCAAGAGTCTGGTCTGTCGGCGACCAGCAGCAACCTTCGCCGCACGGTTTGGTGTGCCAGCTTTTGCAATAACCGCACCATCTGAGATCGCTCATATTTTGCTCCTTGTCCCCACATCGCGATTACGCAACGCATCGACGATGTTGTTCTCGACGACCGCCTCCATGTTGCCGATCGGCGGCCAAGAGCCCTCCCAGCGCATCACCACATTAACTAGATCGGCAATGGCCCTGGCTCGCTTCTCAGATCCCAGCCAACTACCGCATGGCAGCAAGTAGCCATCTGGGAGGCGGACAAAATATTCCTTGCCGGCGCCTTGGTCGGTCACCCGGTCCAGTTCGCATATTTCAGCGCGACCAGCCTTAAATTCGGGGAGGCACACCATCACTTGCACTCCCGCGACGAAATTGAGGGTGTGGTCATTCTGCGGCCTGTGCGAACGGTAGGCCGGCAAGCCGCTCGATCACTTCGCTGATCGATATGCAGATGTCGGTTGCGAGTAGCGCCATCAATTCTGGCTCCTCGCCGTCCTGGGTAAGGATGAGGCAGCGTTTGCCGCGTCCGGTGAACCAGCCGGCTTCGAGGTGCGCCGACCGACCGCAGGGGAGAACCAGCACGCACGTATCGGCCCACTCCATGGCGCGGAGATCCGAGACGTAGCCGGCAGCGGCAATGGGGCTGGTCGTCAGCAGCTCGCGATATTTTGCTGCTGTCCAAGACTGCCATTCAGGATCAATCTCTGACCACGCGAAGCCGGGCCGTCCGTTAAACGGATTGCGGAAGTCGTAGACCTCGTGTCCGGCGCCGCGAAGTGCTTCGACCACCCCTGGCTGCGCCTTGTTGCGCCATGACGATGCTGCGTAAATGCGTGCCATTTAGAACGTAGCTCCAATGATTGCGCCTGCGACGATCGCTGCGACTAGGACGATTTCGGTCGGGATGGTGTTGCCAGCGGCGATGATCTTGCCGTGGCCGTAGGATCGATAACGGCGATAACGCTCAATCACTTCTTTTCCTCCCAGAGTTTTCCTTCCATGCCGCATACGGCGGTGTCAGGGTGTGCGAAATCGTTGCGCATCATGATGAAGCCACGACCAAACATCGTTTGTTTGAATGATTCCGGGTGGCCGCAGTACGTCCCGTCAGGGTCGCAGCCGGCGTACTTGCATGAGCCACACTCGGGGATCAGGCTGGTGTCAGTCATGTCACTTGCGCTCCTGCAAAATCAGTAAAAGTCTCATCGCGGCGCACTCTGAGAAAGAGCCCAGAGGAGGACCAGGAGAAGCGGGATTCCTGCATAAACAAAAAGCGCGTTCTCAAAGTCGAGCTGGGTCATTGGCCCCCCTGCAAAACCACCGCCGGAGTGTCTTTAGGCCGGCGCCATGCGCCTTGATTCAGCCGGCACCACTTCTCGCCGGCCGCAGCGCAACTGATGGCTTCACTCACCATCGGCCAATCCGTTGCGGGCCGCAGCCCGCAGTCAATGTCGCGGGTCCGCCGTCGAGCCCATTTCATTACCAGCCGATAAAAATCAGGGTCGCGCGCCAGCAAAACAAACATTGGCTCGTCGGGGAGTGCATTGGCGTAGCAGTCGTAAGCGCCGGGTTCCTGTTTCGAGCCCATGTCTATTCTCCTGTTTGTCGTAGTGAGTGATGCGAAGAAATCGAGTAGGAGAAAATCATTCGGCGGCCTCAGCAATTTGAGGCCGGAACGTCGCGGCGATGTAGCGTGACAGCGGCAGCGGGATCTTTGCGATCGCAGCGGCAGCGTGTTTGCGGCCATTCGATTTGGAGCCGTGCTGGCGCTGGAGGGATGCGTTCTCGCCGCTTCCAAACCAGTCGCCGCCATTCTTGCGGCCTTCAATGCCGCAGTCGCGCGAGGTGAAGCGCGCGCCTTTTCCGAGATCGGTCCGTCTGCCTCGCAAATTGCGTTCGGCGTGCGTGTTGAAGCCGAGGCCCTTGACGTGCTTTGGATGGTTCGGCGGATACCAGCCCGCGCCCATCGTCGGAACCTTGATGGCCTTAAACGTCGGCGGCATCAACGCTGGGACATCGCCCCAGAGATAGAACGAGCCATAATTCCAGCGCCCGCGTCCGACCCACTCCTGGGCGCCGCGCACGTTCTCCACGATCAGGGGGATATGCCGTCCGGCGGCTTCGCAGGCTTCGCGCTGGATTCGGAACGTGGCATTGAACAGGCGGTTCAGTTTCTCGAGCGCAGCCCCGGTCTTGTCCGCGCGGATCGCCGCGGCCTTGGCTTTGGCGAGCGACCACGGCATCGCCATGTAGCTGTATTCCTGGCACGGCGGGGAGGCTACAATCAGGTCAGCCGTCTTGAACTGCGAGCCATGCAGCGTGGTCACGTCCTGGACGACAAGCTGCGCCGGGTAGCGCGCCTCGCCATAGACATGCTGCGTGATGTCGAAGCCGATCACGTCGTAGCCTTCGGCTAGCAAGCCGTCAGTCCAGCCGCCAAGGCCACAGAAAAGGTCGATCGCGAGAGGCACTATTCTCCTCCCCGATGTGTGGAGGAAAGCGAAAGTCTGCCGGGGCAGCTCGGAATGCAGGTTGGAAATCCACAATTGCCGTGCTCAAGCCCGTTGGGGCATCGCGGCTTAGCCGATGACAGTGCAAGTGCGGCCAGCGCGTTGTCTTCGAACTCCATGTCAGCCATCGCGAATTCGCGGTCGGAGCCTTTGTCTATGTCAAAGGCCAGCATCAGCCATTGCGGCTTCGGATGCCACTCGCTCTTGCCGAACCGGATGCTGATCGGTCGCGCCCGCCGCAGAGATTTGCGGCCCTCCCAATTGGTGTACTCGAACTCCACTTCGCTGGTGTGCACGTCGCATTGAGGGCGGCAAACGTGACAGTCGCGCGTTTCGTGCGTGAACCCCTGCTCGCTGAAATAAAGAGCGCGCTTGGTGCCATTGCAGTTCTGGCACGGCTCATCGCGGCTGACTGGCTGAGATCGAGGGAGTGAGGTCATGCGACCTTCTTGCGCTTGCGTTCGGTCACATAGTCCGGGTGGTATTGCAGGATGACGTTTCGCAGCGTCATCAAGTCCTTGCCGTCGCTATCCTTGATGAAGTGATAGGCGCGGGCAGGCCAGCCGCAGTTCTTGCAATGGCCTTCTCCGTGAGCGATGCCCCACGTAAAGCCGCCCTTGCCGAACATCATCGCCATCATGCCGTTCAACGGTTCGTCGCACTTGATGCACGGCTGCTCGCCCAGGATCTTCTTGCCGTCCTTTTCGGTCAGCGAGACCTGAGCAAACGCCTCAAAATACTTGTCGAGCGCGTCAATGGTGGACTGCGGCGTCTCTGGTTGGGCGTCGATCACCGTCCGCCAGTTCATTTTTTCGATGGTCTTTTCCATTTGTCGTCCTCACTGTGGTTGCCAGACTCGCTAAGCGGCCTCGACCTTCAGGCTGAAGCGGTCCTCGTATTCGCGGATCAGAAAATTGAACATGCGATCGTGGTCGTGCGGAGAGGTCAGCCAAAATGGGATGATGGTTTCCTGCGCATACAGACTCGTTCCGTCGTGCCAACAGGGGCACCCGAGAAGCCAGCACTTGTCCTGGGTTGGCGCTTGGTCAGCCATGTAGTCCGGTGCAAAGCGATAGTGGCATTCAAGGCCGCCAGAATACCGTCTATCGAGGTCGTGGCTCTTTACGTTAGCCTCTCCGATGTCGGAGACATGGAAGTGCATCGCGCCGCGAGCGCCGATGACAGTCCACGTATGGTTCGGGTTGCCCCACGGTTTGCCGTATTTGTATTCGCAGCGGTACTTTGTCACTTTCACTCCCCCTTCATGATCGAGGTGGCGACGCTCACGCCGGCGCGCGCATCGAATCCACGGCCTTCATCACCTTCGCCTTCAAGTCCTCGTAGCTGTGGGCCGACGTCCAGCCGATCTGCTTGTGCAGCTGCTTGTCGGCATTCCACGATGCCAAATCTTCGACCTTCGTCGCGCGCTGCATCCGGTCGATCCATTGCTGGTGATACTCGGCGGCGCTGGGGACATCAGCCGCACCGTCGGGGCTGGTCGACGGTGCGGCTGTCCCACCGCGCGCCCATGTAGCCAGGGCGCGGCCGGATTCCTCGTCAATCGGTTTCGTGTCCGTGAACATGCCGCGGTGCTGGCGCTGCAGCTTGTGCGGCAAATCGAAATGCGGAATGCCCGGGCGGTCCGGCGTCAGCGTGAAGCTGGCCGTCATTTCGAACATGAACCGCTTTTCGCAGATCGGCATCCAGCCCAGCGGCTCGACCACGGTCTTGCCGTTCTCGCGCGCGATCCGGATTTTCTCATCGGCGCGCAGGCAGAAGATGATCGACGCCCGGCACTGCAGCAGCGCATTCATCAGCTTCTTGTGCGCGCCCTTCGGCACCTTCCAATTGCCGGGCGATTTGGTGCCGCTGGCCTCGAGCTCGTCCGCCCAATCCATGATGCCGCCCTGGCCGTCGTATTCGTGGCTGAACGAGTCGATGATGACGACCTCGGCGCCGGCGGCCTCGGCAGCGCGGATGCCCTCGATGAAGGCGGCGGGCCGGAACGGCGGGCGCATGTCGGAATGCAGGAATTCGAACTCCTCGGCATAGTGCAGCCCGCGCCGCGCCTCGGTGTCGATGAAGGCGATCTTGCCCGTCGGCGCCATGCCCTTGGCGAGCCGGAGCGCGCTGTAGGTCTTGCCGCTGCCCGATGCGCCGGCGAGGGCGATCAGCAGCGTGACGGATTCGCGGACGGCGGGGGCGAAGTGGAATGTCATGTCAGCCAGCCATAAGGTTTGCGGGGTTGAAATCCTTGCGCGGCGCGGCGTCCTGCTCGGCCTCGTATTCCTTGATCTCGCGATCGATCCATGAGTTTTCCGCCCACGCGGGCAGTTCCGGACGGATGATGCGCAGCGGGTAGGCCGGCCAGACGTCGGTTTCGACGCAGCGCCGCCATGCCTTGATCGCGTATTCGATCTGCTTGCGGCCGATGGTCAGCGCGGCCTCGCCGATCTCGTTGACGGTCAGCGCGAACGGCGGCTCGTTCTCCTGGCAGACGTAGCGAAACTTGCGGCGGCCGGCGCCGTTGGGATCGATCTCGTCAAGGATGCGCTCGTGCATCGCGGCCTGCAGATGCCAGCCGGCGGACGCCATGAGCCTGCCGGTGGCGTATGGCGATGCCGACATGCCGGAGGTTTTCAGATCCCACACCTCGGCGAGGTCGGGCGTGATCCAGTCGATCATGCTGCGCAGCCATTGGCCATCCTCGCAATTGGCGACGACCACCTCGGCGTCGCCGTGTCCGGTGACAAAGGCGTCCTGACAATACGGGATCTGGGATAGCTGCTTGCGGGCCGCAATAACCATGTGGCTGGCGACGTCCCAGTGCTTCGCCAGTATCGGCTCTTTGCCGGCCGCGATCGCTTCCGCCCGGGCTTCCTTGGCCAGCTTCGTCATGAAATTCGGGTGATCGATGATGGCCATCGTCTTGCCGCGGCCCAGCATCATGGCGTGCGCTGCATTGCCCTTGGCCTTGGCAGCATCGTATTTATCGGCCGTCTCATCCTCATCGCCTATTGTCACAGCGAGCCGGGGATGCGCCTGGCGGGCGTGCAGCGGCGACTGCTCGATCAGGATTTTGCAAATCGATTGCGATAGGGACGGTTCGGGCGTCGGGTCGGCAAAGTAATGATCCGCCTCCACCCCGCGATAAATTCCTGGCTTGGTGATCTTCATGCCGCCCTCTCTGACTGCACCGTCAGCACCAGCCCGACGACCGCGCAAAGATCGGCGAACTTCGCCACGCTGACCGACCGCAGCCCACGCTCGAACCGGCTGATAGTCTCCGGATCGTAGCCGGAGCGCTCAGCGACGATCTCCTGCGACAGTCCGGACGCCAGCCGCGCCTCCTTGAATGCTGCGGCGACCGGGTGGACATACCGCACGACCTTCCGCGCCGTCGTGTTGCCGAGCTTGTAGAGCGTTGGATTGTTGCCCTTAACGCCCTGGCACGGCCGCGGCTCTTTGCGTTTGTCCGATTTCATTTTGACCTCAAAAACAGGTGTCGCAGGTGCAGTGATGGCGCTTGCCGGATTCGCAGCGCGGCGAGGCGTCGTGCGGCGGCATCATCCGATCGTCGCGATGCTCGTCGCAGAACTTGCACATGCCGTTGATCAGCATGGCGCGGATGCGGCGTGGCGCTTCGGGCTCGTTCTCTGCGATGCTCATCCCGTCACCGCCGGCGCCACACCATCGATCCACACCGCGAGCATGTAGATAAACCCGCTCACGACGATGAGTTCGACCAGCACCGGCACCGTGACCAGTGCCAGTTCTTCCGCGACTTCACGCATCGGCCCGCTCCGACTTGGACGGCCATCCGAACGCGGCGAGGGCTTCTGCGATGATCTCGCGACCGCTGGGCTCGACACTGCCGCAGGTGCCTGAGCCGACGACGCCCTCGGCGAAGCCGATCAGCTTGGCCAGCGCGAACCGCTGCGACACAGTCAGGTCGCTCGGTCGCGGCTCATGCTTGCGGTAATCGCGCTCGTGGTCCCACTTCTGATCGATGGAGGCTTGGCGGCTCATGCTGCCACCTGATCGGCACCGCGCGCCATGTTCGTGTGGACGGCGCGCACCAGCGAGCGCTCGACCTTCAACGGCTTAGTCCAGCGGCCCTTCCACTGGCCGGAGATCAGCTTGCGCACCATGACGTGCTTGCCGTCACCGCAATGGCGAACGAACTCGGCATAGCAGCGGCCGAACTTGCGGTGCGGCTGGTTGAGGGAAAGAGCCTGACCGGCGACGGCGCGGTCGATGCTCGGCACCAGGGTGCGGCGGTTATCGTTGGCGGGGGATGCAGACATGGGCGGCTCCAGCGGTGTTGCTGGAAACCGTCCTACACCCTTGCGGGTTAACGTGTCAACCCTCTAACGGGTTAATCCGGGTGGTCAGCCGAATATTTCGGCGCATCGTGACGTATTCCAGTGCCCGATGCTGTCCTCCTGCAGCCGAATTTCGCGAATCGTGCGACCGGAATCCGAGACGATGTCGGCGCTGCAAACGAGCTGGGTTCGCGTGCCCGACGGCATGGCCAGGGTCTCCCACGTGTAGATCACGCCTCCCGTTGCGGTGACGAATTGGCGCTTTGGCGGCCCGTTTTTGCTGAAAAACTCGTCCACAGACTTGCCGAGCCACTTCGATTGAGCCGATTGCGCGGCCTGCTGGGTCGAGCCGCATCCGGCAAGGGCCAGCGCCATCAGGAGAGAAGCAATGCGTTTCATGACGGGTCCTGTCTGCCGACAACCCGGTGCGCAACCGACCACAGCCCGCGCGAGAGGGTGAAATCGTGCCTCGGATTGTGCTGAGTGACGTGCCATGTGTCGCCCGTGGCGCGGCGCAGACGCTTGACGGTCGCGCGCGGCTCGCCGGCCTTCTCGGCATAGAAAATATAAGGTTTGCCGGCCACAAACGGCAGGTTCGGATTGATCACCGCGACCTGACCGGGCTCGAACTCCGGCGCCATCGATTCGCCGACGATGTACATGCCATAGGCGCCCTTGACCTTCAGCACCTCGATCGGCCGCGGCCACCAATCCACAGGATCCACAGACCGGATTATCTCGCCTGGGCCGCCCTCGGCTGCCGTGTAGACCGGGAAGTCGCGCTCGGCGCCGATCTGGGTCACAGGAGCTAGCGGGGCGCGCGCTGGCGCGTCGCCGACGCCGGCATAGCTTTCATCCAGCTCATGCAGCGCGACGCGCAGGACGCCCGCTATTCGCGGCAGAAAGCGGGAATTCGCCACTTCCTCGCGCTCAATGCGATCGATGGTGGATTGCGTGGTTTTTGCTGCGGTCGCGAGATCGTCCTGAGACAAGCCCGCCGCCTCCCGCAGCTTCCTGAGATTTTCGCCGATGCTGCCCATGGTCACACTTTACCCGTACGCGGGTAGTGTTGCATGACCCTTTCAAGGGTATTGACGTAACCCTTTAGCGGGTTTAAGGGGTTTCGGTATGGACCAGCATCCCCAAGTCGCCAAAGCCATCCAGATCGTCGGATCACAGCCAGCCCTCGCCGAGCGGCTTCGCTGTCGTCAGCAGACGGTCAGCAAGATGCTCAACCGCGAGATTCCGGTATCGGCCGAATATGCGCTGCTGATGCAGGAGGCGACTGGCGGCCAAGTCCCGGCGAACGAAACCCGTCCCGATCTGCCTTGGCCCGCAGTTGAGCCGCAACCTGCCGAGGCCGCTCAGTGAGTCGGTTCGAAATTGTGCAGTTTGATCGCGGCTTGCTGCACCGGCGGCAGGGCGCGGATCATGCTGATGGTGGGCGTCACCAAACTGAAGACCGGGTAAAGGATGCCGCCGCGTTTGATGCAGCGAACAATACGCATGTTCCCGCCGCCGGCACTCTCGATCAATCCAACGTCGGTCGCGAAATATTCGGGCACGCCGTAAATCTCTGCCATCTTCAAAATGGGCGCGAGAACTTCTGTCATTTTCTCCCCCTACCGCACGAGGTAAGGGAACATCCAAGCACGAATGTTTCCGATGCGACATTACAATTTTTCGTCGCGGGGAAAATTCAGCAATCGTGTCCCGCTCTGGAACAATCACCCGTATTTTCCCGGAGCGCGGCATGATTGTGGTGCGCCGCATCCTCGCGCCATCTGCGGCAATCGCTGCAATTGTAGGCATTTCAGCACCACAGCGCAGCGAGACCGAGCGCGACCAGGCACATGCCGCCGCCGGTGATGAACACGATCTGCATTTCGTTTCCCGTTCGTTTCGAGTGAGGGCAGGACGATGAGCTTTTTATTTGCCGGTGCCGTTGGGAGTTCTCCCAATAAAATTGGGAACCGGGAATATTCGCAGATGCTGCGCGAGCTCGCGCTGCCGAAACCCGAGGGCGACAAATACAATTTTGCGATCACCCGAGCTGCGAAAGCCTGCGGCCTCGAGTACTGGCGCGCGTTCGACATCTGGTACCGCAAGGCCCGCCGCATCGACGATCACGAAGCCATCCAAATCCGCGAAGCCCTGCGCCTCAAACGAGAGAAAGCCCTTGCTGATGAATATCACGAGCTCAAGGTCCGCATCGCAAAGCTCGAGTCCGCACTACTCGTTCAGGCAAACCCGCACGTTGATCGCAACCGTCATGCTCTGGATGGGCAAACGCTTCGTGGCGCGCGCTGAGAAGATCGCGCCCTGGGTGAACGATCCGCCGCCTACCGAGCCGCCGCGTCGCCGCTCGTTTTAGTACCGCGTCCCGTCATCTGCATCACCGAGGGACCATCATGTCGGCATTGCCGCCTTCACCGTTCATCACCGAATCCGCGCTGGAGCCCTCACGGGTTGCGGACACGGTCGCTGGCCCGGACCTAACTGATCCTCCGGTCCCGGCGGCCGTGAACATTCTCGAATCCTCCACGAGCACAGGAGGGCAACAGGAGCGCCGGCTGGTCGCATTGGAACCGCCGCCGGCCGGCGTATCCGCACGCGAGAAATTCCGCCGCGAGGTCGCCGAGGCCCTGACCGGCTGGCGAATGGGTTGCATCGCGCCAAGGACGAACGGCGCTGAGGTGCTGATCTTCCGCGAGGCCATGGCCGACATCATCAAGTTTCGGCTGCGGATCGCCTACATGCCGCTGTTTCAGGGGCTGGAGCGAATACAGGACCGCGTGGGGATCCTGGCGAGTTTGCGGGCAGAACCATACGCACCGCCGGCAAGGCACTGAGTTTCACACCAAGGGAGAATGGGAATGGCGAGGAAGAAGAAGATCATCGAAGCCGAACCGAAGATTGGCCACAACGGCGGGCCCATGACCGAGGAGCGAAAGAAACAGCTCAACGGCTACATCAGCGAGATCGAGCGCTGGGAGCGCGAGAAGGCCACCATCCAAGCCGACATCGGCGAGATCTACAACGCCGCCAAGGATGCCAATTTCGACGTGAAGGCGATCCGGGCGGTGGTCAAGGATCGGAAGATTGAAAAGGCCAAGCGCGAGGCCTTCGAGGCGGTTTGCGACGTCTACAAGCACGCCCTCGGAATGCTCGCTGATCTCCCGCTCGGTCAGGCGTCAATGCCGAAATCCGATCAGGTAGATCTCGAAGAAGCAATCGCAGCCGCCTGATGCGGTGGACGGAGCAGCAATTGGCCGATTATCTCGAAAAGACAGGTGCGCCTGCCGGTGCGCCGCGCGTCGACGTCAGCGATCCGCCTTTTGCTGCTCCGAAACCCACAGCCCTGCAGGCAATGCAGGCATTGGGCCGGCTTCCCGTCGGCACCATGAACAAAACCGAGCGCTCCTATGCCGGACGGCTCGAGCAGATGAAGCACGACGGCAAGATCCACTGGTTCGGTTTTGAGGCGGTCAAGCTGCGCCTGGCCGACAACACGTTCTACACCCCGGATTTTGCCGTCATGGCCGCCGACGGCGTGATCGAACTGCACGAGGTCAAGGGTTTCTGGACCGATGACGCTCGCGTGAAGATCAAGGTTGCGGCTGACAAGTTTCCGTTCCGCTTCATGGCGATGAAGCCGCGCGCGCTCAAAGCTGGCGGCGGGTGGGAGGTTGAGGAATTTTGATGGCTCATATCCCGGTCACCGACCACGCCGTTCTGCGCTACCTCGAGCGCGTGACCGACATCAAGGCGGCGAATATCACATCGAATCCTCCCTTCGACGTGGCTGAGAAGTTTGTCGAGAAAGCTCTGAAACTCGCCGAGCGCAAGGTCGCGATGTTTCTGCCGGCCAATTGGGTACAGGGCGACAAACGGTCCCGCTGGCTCGCCGGCACGCCGCTGCGCCGCGTCTGGTTCATCACGCCGCGTCCGTCGATGCCGCCAGGGCACGTTCTGGCGGCCGGCGGAAAGCCCGGCAATGGCACAACGGATTATGCGTGGTTCGTGTGGCTGCGCGGCTACGACGGCGCCCCCGAGGTTCGCTGGCTGCGGAGGGACGCATGAACCAGCCCCTCAAGCGCGCCGAACTGCTCGACATCCGTTCCGTGCTGGAGCGGGCGATGCAGCGAGCCGAGCGGAAGAAGGCGACCGAGGATGCCGAGAAGCTGGCGCGGGAGATCGCGCGGCTCGATTTCGAATTGAGGCTCGGATGAGAACTTTCCGCGTCAAGAATTTCGAGACGTTCCAACACTACAAGGATCGGGCGCCGCCGTGGATCAAGCTCTACAACGAGATCCTCGACGACTATGAATTTGGTCTGCTGCCGGACGCCACCAAGATGCACCTCGTTGCTATCTGGTTGCTAGCAAGTCGCTCCGAAAACAAAATTCCATTCGATCCGGCATGGGTGGCAAGGCGCATCAACGCCACCGAGAAGGTCAACCTCGCTCTTTTGGCAGAGCGCGGATTTATCCTTTTAGATCAAGAGCTACAGAGTACGGAGCAAGTTGCTAGCATCACGCAAGCAGAGTGCTTGTCCAGAGAGAGAGAAGAGGGAGAGACAGAGAAGAGTAGAATCGTCGTCGCTCGCGCTCCGAAGGACGAGAGGTTCGAAGAATTGCGAAAGGCATACCCCAGACGCAAGGGCGGCGACCCAGGACCACCCGCCGCCAAGCTCTTCCTTGCTGCGGTCAAGGCTGGCACGGATCCACAAATCATCATCGATGGCGCCAAGCGGTTTGCCGTCGAGGAATCCCAGAACATCAACACGCCGTACATCCCGCAGCTCGTGAAATGGCTGCGCGATAAGCGCTGGCTCGACTACGGGCTCAGCGCCGGCACGCAGCCACGATTAGACATTCGGAGCAGCCTGATATGAACAAGCCCGTCCCGTTCCCACGCCACGGAATCCCTGGCTATTACGCGCTCGCCGATCTGCCGCAGGGCTCCCCGCTGAGCGAAGCGGTGCTGTCGACCGGTTGGGACGAGCTCGACAAGATACTCAAGATTTACCCGGGGCAGTTCATCGTCACCACCGGCAACGCTGGCAGTGGCAAGTCGACGTTCCTGTTCAACCTGATCATGAATCTGTGCTGGACCCACGGCAAGCGCGCGTGGCTGTACGTGCCGGAGAACGAGGTCAATCTCGTGCAAAAGCTGGCGCAGATATTCGGCGATCAGGAGGGCGGAAGCCAGTTCGGCGCCTTCGCCAATACCCGCTGTTTCGTGCAGTCGTCGAACTATCAGCACTACAACGACGAGCCGCGGGATATCGAATGGATCCTCGGCAACGCCTTCGCCTCCTACGAAAAGGATGGCACGAGCCTGTTCCTGATCGACCCATGGAACGAGCTCGAGCGCGCGCGGCTCAAGGATGAGAACCTGACGGACTACATCGGCCGGTGTCTGATGCGCGTGAAGATGTTCACCCGGGAAACCTCGGCGACTGTTTTTATGGTCGCGCATCCGACCAAGGCGGCGAACGGTCGCGACGTCACGCTCGGCGATATCGAGGGCTCGATGCACTGGTTCAACAAGTGCGACAATGGCCTGATCGTGAAACACGAGGCGGGCAGCCCTGAGACCACCGTGATCAGCGCCAAGGTGCGCGAACAGCCCTACGCCGGCCGGATCGGGCATTGCATCTTTCTGGTCGATGGGCAGACCGGCATGTTCAAGCAGCAGCTTGGGGGAGGGCAGGCGCTGTGATCGATGACACCGACCGAATGCTGATTTGCAGCGTCTGTGGCGCCGATTCCGCCTTTGGTTTCGGTGTGACGCTCGACGGCCTGCGGATGGGCGACGTCGGCGACTGGCGCTGCTCTGAGCATCATCCGACGCGCAAGGCGTCCTACACGCGCGAGGAATGGGCGCACGCTCGCGCGGTTGGGCTGCTCTATCCGGACGGCAACCACAGCGGGCTCGGCCTGGTCGACGACGTCAAGGCGATGAACCGGGAGGCCGCGGAGTGAGGCAGGTCAATTTCTCGGTCGACGATCGGATATTTGCGACGCTCGAAAAGCAGGGCGCATCGCACGGCTACAAGGCCACGGCCTATGCCAAAATGCTGTTCGAGGCCGCATTTGCATCGCGATGCGGCGTGCAGCCGGATGCCGACCTCGACGATCAGGTCGCTGCGGCAATCGTGCTGCACGGGGCAAAGCAGGACAGCGCCACGATCGCGAAGGTGGTGCGCCTGACCGAGCCGACCGTGATCAGGATCATCGATGCGTGGCGCCGGGAAAGGTTGGCCGCATGACCCACCGCTGGACCGCTCCCGTGCGCCCCGATCTCAACACCACGTTCCGCAGCTGCAGCAAATGCGGGCTGATCAAGGTGTCTCGCCATGAACCGGATAACACGCCGCGGCATTGGGTCGAATACGAGATCGAGGGCAGGCGGTTTGTCTCGCCGACGATGCCCTCGTGTGAGCCGGGCATGGTGCCGGCATGACCTCCACCGCCGTCTATCGCGCCATCATGCAGGTCGTAGAGGCCCGCCGCGTCGAGCTCAACATTTCGATGGCGACGGTCGTCGAACTGTCTGGCGTGAACGAGGGCTATTACGCGAAGATGATTTATCCGGATTCGCCGTCGGGTCGGCAGGCGCAATGGCGCCAGGTGCAGGACGTTTTGGAGGCTCTGTTTGGACGGGATTTTGAGATCAAAATCGAGCCCGGGACAGAGGAAAATCGTCGTCTCCTTAGCGCGCCACGGATCGATGAGAATGCGTCAGGAAATGCCCGTAAAATCAGGCATTGGCGGCATCGGAAGCATTTTTCCGAGTTGGGCCGTCTCGGCGGCGTGATGCGCGCCAAACTACCCAAGCGAAAATTGACCGCCATTGCCCGCAAGGCGAACAAGATCAGGTGGAAGCGGATCAAGGATGCCAAGCGCCAGGGCGAGGCTCACAAGAAGGTGAATGAAACGAAGCGGGAGTTGGTCGATGCTTGAGATCGTCAGTCGGAAAGAGGCAAAGGCGCGTGGGTTGAAACGATATTTCGCGGCAGACGTCTGCTTAAGGGGCCATATCGCCGAGAGGAATGTCTGCAACGGTCGTTGCGTAACGTGCTCCAGGATGAGCGATAAGAAGTTCAGATTGTCACGCGGCAAGGGTTTGCTCCCACGTGGAAGGCCCCGTTTATCGGAACGAATGTTGGCTATGCAGGAGGGGCGTAATAGATACTTCACCGGCAAACCCTGCGCTCACGGGCATGTCGCCGATCGATTCGTTAGAAAATATGGGTGTGTTGAGTGCAAGCGAAATAAACGGAAAAAGTTAAGCCTGGGCCGCAAAGAACAACGCAGGAAAAACCAGCGCAGCCGGTACGAGCGGAATAAATCTCTCGGATTGCGCGTGGACGGAAAGCCAAGGCGGCGGGAAATACTAAGATTGTCAAAAGAGGAGCGACGGGTGCGGGCGCTCGAACTGCATCGAAGGCGACGGGCGGCCTTGAGGGTTTTAAGTGAACTCGGAATTCAAATTTAACAGAGGAGATAGAACAAATGCTGGACCATGTTGAATCGTCGCGCGTCGGACTTAGTGGAGCATCTAAGGTGTCGGATCGCAGCCCGCGAGAGCTTGTGCTCAAGGTTATTGAGCAAAATCCCGGGATTGAGAAAAAGCAGGCATTCGAGTTGTTTCTCGTCGCAGTCGGAACCGATCGGGGCTATTGGCGCGCAATGGCATTCTATTTCTTTGTCCATATGTGGGAATACGCCTTTGGCCCCGCCACTCGCACCAAGCCAGACCCCATTCAGCGACTCGAAGACCGTCAACGAGAAACCGACATGGTCGAGCGCGCCAAGGCCCAGATAATGCTGCTCGATCTCAAAATGCCCAACGACAAGCCAATGCGTGACTGCACCGGCGCCGAGATGGCCAAGTTCGGCAATCGCTATCAGCGGATCGCGGAGAAGGTCGGCAAGGCCAAGCTGGTCGGTGCGGTTCTGAGCGAGGATCAGGTGCGGGGGATCATGAAGTGATCAGTTGTCGCTGCTCGGGTAGTGGCCGGTGGCGCGCCAGATGCGCAGCTTCAGCAGTTGTTTTTGGCACTGCCGCAACATGAACGTCATAAGCTCGACGGTGAACACACTGCCGTCGTCGAGCACCTTGGGCCCGGCCTTGATCGCTGCTCGCCAGCGCAAGCACTTCTCCACGTTGAACTTTCGTGACCACGCAAGCCGCAACTCAGGCGGAACCGCTTCCCACTCGCGGTTTATGCGATTGATTTCGGCGTCGGTGAGGGCCGGTTTCGGAGGCTTCTTGCGCTTTGCCATGGCAGTTTATAGGCCATCCTATAAACATCTCCAAACATCACCATTGACAGCCGAGCAGAGAACGACATGAAAAGCATCTCATACCTGCGGGTTTCGACCGACAAACAGGGCGAGCGGGGCTACGGGCTGGAGGCGCAGCGGCGGGCCGTGGCGGATTTCATCGGTGACGACGGGCTGATTACCGAGTTTGTCGAGGTGGAATCCGGCAAGCGGCACGACAACCGGCCGCAGCTCGCCGCGGCGTTGGCGGCCGCCCGCAAGCACAAGGCCAGGCTCGTGATCGCGAAGCTGGACCGGCTCGCGCGCAATGTCGCGTTCATCGCCGGATTGATGGAGGAGAAGGTCGAATTCGTGTGCTGCGACATGCCGAGCGCGACGCCGTTCATGCTGCACATCTACGCGGCGGTTGCGGAGGAGGAGCGGCGGATGATCTCGAGCCGCACCAAGGCAGCGCTGGCAGCGGCCAAGGCGCGCGGCGTGGTGCTGGGCAATGCGGAACAGGCTGCTGCGAACAAGGCTGGCGCCGTGACCCGCGCCCAGGCGATTAGCGACACGCTTCGAGGGCTGTCCGATCTGTCCGCCCGGGCAGCTGCGGCCGCGCTCAATGACGCCGAGATTGCCACAGCAACCGGCCGGCCATGGAGCGCCAAGACGGTCGGGCGGGCGAGGGCGAGGATTGCGACATGAGCGAGATGGTCGAGCGAGTGGCAAGGGCGATCGACAAGGCGATGCAAGAGCAGCACGACCCAACGCCTGGTTATTTGGCCCGCGCCGCTATCGAGGCGATGCGCGAGCCGACGATTGACATGTTGCGGGTTGCAGATGTCCCGGTCGGTGGCGACTATCTGTCGCCGAAAGAATGTTGGCGGGGCATGATCGACGCCGCGCTGAAATGCACCAGTCTGGGAGCAGATATTGCAGAGCATCAAGCGCGGGCAGCGGTAGCCGCTGGCGCGGAGTCTGTAGTCATAGACACGTATAACAACACGACAGTTCGGGAGGCCTGCAAGGCGAAATGATGGGCCGGGATTGGAACTTTAAGCTCAAAGGAGCGGACGTCGATATCGCTATCGACCTTTGCAATTGGCTGGTCGGAATAGCGTGGGGCCCGCGCGACATGGTGATTTGGCCCCTTCCGTGCATTTCGATCACGGTCGTGTTCTACGATCAGGAGTAGCGCTCAATCCTCGATCAGCGGGTTGCTTTCGCCTCGCATCCATTCCCGCAGTGCCTGGATCATCTCGTTTGCCGTGCTCTCGTGGATGATGAAGGTGTAATATCCGATCCCCGTCATGATCGTCAGCGTCCCGAGGTCAGGACGCTCATTTGACATCGCCATGCATCCCGACGTCTCCACGTACATATCTTCGATGTCGTGGGTCATGTTGAGCGGCGGGCCGAAGCCCTCATCCGCCGGTTCCGGTTTGGACTTCTTGCGCTTCGCCATGCTGATCTCCCTGAGACAGGTCCGGCTACAGCATAAGCCAAATCGTGGGTGCGTTGTAAGTCGCGCCGATTGCCGGACATTACCCGGCAATGGTCAATCGCCGCCCAACCCCAGAACTGATCCGCGCCCGCCAATGGGAGATCAAGCGGCGCTATGAGAATCACCCCAAGGTCGGCAAGCGGTCCCGCGGTATGGCCGCGATCCGCATTTCCGAGCTGACACGATGGCTGCATGATGAATACGGCGCCGGCGTCGAGCTCGAGCCAAGCGAGCGGTCCGAGCTGATCATCCGCATATTCGCCCACCACTTCCTGGGCCTGCCGCATGGCCCGCGTCGGGTGACATCGTGGTTTGATCTGTATTGCCCATGGCTCAGCCTGCGCGACCGGGAATACCTGATCAGCGAGGCCACCCATTGCCCGCTCAAGTGGTCGGCCGACAAGCTGGCGTGGAAACTCGGCCTCAAGGACGATCAGCGCACCAGGCTCAAGATCACCACCATAGGTGCCATCGACTGCAACAGGGAACAGCGCAAGGAACGCGACAAAGCCCGCCGCGCCGAGAGGGAACGGGCCCGCCGAGCAGCCAGGCGGCAAGCCCGCGTGCCCACCATATAGCTCTATAGATATGCAGGGCACGGCCTGCGGGTTGGCCCGTGCGTTGGCGAGCCTCTCACACCGCGCGCAATCATCGCGCCATGCCCGCTACAGCCCTTGCCCGCCAGCCCGACGCCGCGACCGTGCCACAACCGGCCAAACGCGAGCGCATTCCGCCGAAGATTGCCGAAGCCGTCCGCCTGCTCCTCGACGGAACTTGTAAGACCCAAAAGGCCGCTGCCGAACGCGTAGGCATGAATGCGACCTATCTGTGTGAAGCGCTGACCAAACCGAAGATACAGGCGTTTATCGCGCGCGAAACTCGCAAAACCATCACGCAAGGCACAATGCGAGCGTCCGCGCGGCTGCTTGAGCTGGTCGACGCATCGTCCGAGCACGTCAGCCTCGACGCATCCAAGCACGTCCTGGCCATCGAGGGCATCCGGCCACCTGAGCAGGGCGCGGCCAACGTTAACGTCAATGTATCAGTGGGTTACGTGATCGACCTGAGCGGATCGCAACCAGCTGCACGGGTGATAGATGGGACAAGCTAACGGGTGTCAGCCTGTCACACGCCACGAAATCGAGGGTGGGGGTATCGATCCCCTGGCCGCGCGCTCAAGTCGACCGGCCCCCAAAAACGGCCGATCAAACCCCCGCCGCCCCTCTGCCCCTAGAGAATGTTCAAAAACCATTTCTGAAATCGGGTTCAGACACGCGGCTCCCAAATCAATCCGGATTGATGAGGGGCCAGCCGTCGCAAGTATTGGCGGTGTCTGCGCGAAAGCGACCTTGGTTACGCGAGGTAAAGCCCGGTCCCTCTGCCCCTCAACATTCCCCAAAAACCATCTGGTGCACCGCGGGATCGGTTTTGCGGGTTCGATGGCTGGATTTTTATTTTCCGGGAAAGGTCGCTGAAATGAGCAACATCATCGGACTGCGAGGCGAGCCGATCCGTCCACCGGGCGAGGCTGATCCTGTCGTCGTCAAAGCCCTGGAGGAATATTTGGAAATGGCCCGCTCCGGAGAGATCAAGGGGATGACGGCTGTTTTTGTTCACGCCGACGACACCGTGACCGGCAGTCGGAAGGGTGAGAACACCTATCGGTCGATCGGGCTTCTCACGCACATGATCCACGATTTATGCGCGGCGCTGTCCGAATGAGCCTGCTCCCGTTCCAGACCGACGACGTGGTGCAGTGGCAGGGTCAGCTTGGCATTGTCGAGGAGGTCCGCGGCGACCGGGTGGTGGTGCGGACGGATGACGAGATGATGCACATCACGACGCAGGAGCGGTTGCGGGAGATGCAGCCGCGGCGGGGTGCGGCATGATCGAGACCGACCCGAAATCCGGACTGCCGATCTTCCGGCCCGACGGCGACGTGCTGCGGGCGTTCATGCGGGACACCGCATCGCGGGTGAAGATCATCCAGGGACCGATCGGCAGCGGCAAATCGCTCGGCTGCGCCATGGGGGTGTGGGGCAAGGCGCTCGAGCAGAACAAGCAGGCGGACGGCAAGCGCCGGTGCCGGGCGCATGTGTTCCGCGATACCTACGGCAAGCTGGAGGACACCACCCTCAAGACCTGGCTGGCGTGGTTTCCGGAAAACAAGTTCGGCCGGTTCTATTGGTCGAAGCCGTTCCTGCACGAGATCCGGGTCGGCGATGTCGAGCTCGACGTGCATTTCGTGGCGCTGGAGGACCAGACCAGCGTCGATTATTTCAAATCGCTGGAAACCACGGTCGAGTGGTGGAACGAGGTGCAGTTCGCGCACCGGGAATTGTTCGACGAGGGCGTGTCGCGGCTTGGCCGGTATCCGCGGATGATCGACGGCGGGCCGGTGCGGCCGCAGGTGATCGCCGACATGAACGCGCCGGATGAAACGCACTGGGTGCCGATCATGCGGCGCGACGTGGCGATGCCGGACTGGTTCACCGAGGACCAGCGCAAGGCCCATGAGAAGCCGGAGAGCTGGCAGTTTTATGTGCAGCCGCCCGGCCTGATCGAGCAGAAGGACGGCGAGGGCGCCGTGACCGGCTATGTGGAGAACCCGGCGGCCGAAAACCTGAAATACCTCGAGCCGGGCTATTACCTGCATGCGATCCAGGGCAAGACGAAAAGCTGGATCGACGCCAACGTGCTCAACAAGGTCTCGCCGCGGCGGGACGGCAAGCCGGTGGTGCCGGACTTCAACCGCGCGGTGCATGTGGCGCGGCAGCCGATTCAGCCGGTGCCGGGCCTGCCGATCATCATCGGCTGCGACTTCGGGCGTCGGCCGTGCGCGATCTTCCTGCAGTGCATCCGCGGGACGTGGTACGTGCTGCACGAACTGATCGCCCGCGACATGGGCGCCAAATCGTTCGCGCCGCTGCTGCGCAAGGAGATCGCCCAGCACTTCCCGACGTTCACCTTTGCGATCTGGGGCGACCCGTCGGGCGACTTCAAGGGCCAGAACGACGAACAGGTTCCGTTCCAGATTTTCCGCGCCAACCGGCTGCCGATCCGCGAAGCGCCGTCGATCCTGTTCTCGGTGCGGCTGCAGTCGATCGAGGCGGTGCTGACCCGGATGAGCGAGGGGCGGCCGGCGCTGCTGGTGTCGCCGACCTGTCCGACCCTGATCGCGGCGCTGGACGGCGGTTGGCATTACCGCCGGCTCAAGGTCGCCGGCGAGCGCTATTCCGAGGATCCGGAGAAGGACGAGTATTCCGACCCGCCGGATGCGCTGGGCTACGCGCTGCTCGGCGGCGGCGAGGGGCGGCTGCTGCTGACGGGGTCGATGGCCCCGAAGAAGCCGACCCAGACCATCCGCCCGCACAACCCGTTCGCCGCCATCGGTGCGCGGCGGTGAGCCTCGTCAGCCTGGTGCCGAAGCGCGACCCCAACGCCGTGATCGACCGGCTCTGGCTGGTGTTCTTCGGCGAGGCCGAGGGCGAGCCGTGGTGGTCGCGATTGCTCAAGCCCGGCTATCGCCACGTCGGGGCCTGCGCATGGTTCGACGATCAGCAGCGCTGGGTCTATTTCAATCCGGCCCGGCGCGGCACCGTGATCCTGCTCTATCGCGAGGACGAATTCCCGCCGCGGCTGACGCAGCTGATGAACTCCAGTTCACTGGTGCTGCGGGTGGTGGCGACGCAATCGCGGACGTCGACGCCGTTCGGATGGTGGTGCACCGGGGCGGTCAAGGCGCTGCTCGGCACGCGCTGCCGTGCCGTCACCCCGTTCGGTCTGGCCCAGCACCTGCAGGACCGCGGCGCCGAGGCGGTCCTGATGCCGTGCGTTGCCGCCGCGCCGACATCTTCGCCACCTTCCGGCCATGGCGAGCCTATTCACACCTGACGTCCCCCAAGCCGATCCTTCCATTGCGAGGCAGCAAAAGGATGAGCAGGACCGTGCCGAGGCGGCGCGGTTGCGCGAAACCCAGCAGCAGCTCGGCGTGGAAACCCGGATTCGAAACGGTAGCCGCGGATCGGCCTCCGGATTCCGCTCGCTGCTCGGATCGTTCGGCAGCGGCCAGTCGTTGCTGGGCTCGAGCTGATGGCGGCCAAGACCCCCTTTGAGCCGAAGAAATCCGCCGGCGATACCGAGGCAGACGACCCCATTTTGCAAGAGATGGGTCGGCTGGTCCAGCGCGCGACGCAGGATCGCAGCAAGCACCAGGCCCGCATCGCCGATTGCTACCGTTACACCATGCCGTGGCGGCACAAGTTCGATCAGACCACGCACTCGCCCGACATCGACGTGATCTTCGACGGCACCACCGGCATGGTGCTGGAAGATTTTGCCGCCGACATGCTCAACACCTTCACCCCGCAAAAGAACAATTGGGTGACGGCCGAGCCGGTGCAGACGCTGGAAACCGGCGACTTCACCAAGATCAAGGACAAACTCGCCGCCTATCAGCGCGTGGTGTTCGGCGCGATGGGCGCATCGAACCTGTATATGGCGCTGCAGGAAGCCTACATGGACCTCGGCATCGGCACGATGGTGCTGCTGATCAAGGACATCGACCCGACCAAGCCGTACCACTGCGAGGCGATCCCGGCGCCGGAAATGCTGCTGACCCGCGGGCCCTACGGCTATGTCGACGGCTACTTTCGCAAGAAGCGATACTTCCGATCCGAGATCAAGACGCTGTGGCCGGATGCCGATCTGTCGAAGCTCGGCCCGGAGCCGCAATCCGGCACCGATCCGGAATACGACGTCACCGACGGCTGCTGGCGGAACTGGAAGGAGCGCGGCGACGAGCAGTATCACTATGTCGTCGAGGCCCAGGGCAAGAAGCTCTATCACAAGGATTACAACGGGCCGGGCTCGTGCCCGTTCATCGGCGCGCGCTGGGGCAAGGACAACACCACGGCATGGGGCTGCGGCCCGACCTATCGCACCATGCCGGAGACCAAGACGCTCAACCACGTCCGCTACACCAGTCTGAAAAACTACGACAAGCATGTCGACGGCGTCACGTCCTACGAGGACGACGGCGTGATGAATGTCGACAACGGCGTCACGCCGGGAATGTGGATTCCCCGCGCGCCAGGCTCCGAGCCGCCGGAGGTCATCGAATCCAAATCCCGTTTCGACGTGCAGGCGTTCCAGCTCGACGAATGCCGATCGATGATCCGCCGCGCGCATTATCAGGACCGGCCGGAGCAGCAGGGCAAGACCCCACCGAGCGCCACGCAATGGGCGGATGAAGCCGCCGAGCGCGCGCGCCGCATGGGCACGCCGGCGACCACGCTGGTGCACGAGCTGCAGTACCCGCTGTTCCGCCGATTCGCCTATCTCGAAGGCGTGCGCGGCAAACTGCCGAAGGTCCAGCTTGAGGGCGTCGACGTCGCGCTGCAGCCGATCTCGCCGTTGCTCCGTGCGCAGGAGCAGGAAGCCGTCGTCCGGCGCGACAAGTTCGCCGAATTGATCGTGGCGCGGTTCGGCCCGCAGGTCGGGATGATCGTGATCGACATCGTCCAGTACGCCAAGGCGCAGGGCAAGGACATGGGGATCGAGGACAAGATCATCCGCAACGAAATGGATATCGGCGAGGCGATCAAGAAATTCCTGCCGGTGCTGCAAAACGCCACCGCTGGCCGACCGGGTGAAGTTGTCCCGCCCGGCCTCGGCGCCATCACCGGAGCGCCGCTGCAATGAGCGAACCGCATTGGGGCAACCTTCGGCAGCCCGGCACGACCGAACAGTCGGCCAAGCCCGACAACGAATTCGACGCCGTCTGCGCCGAGGTGTTCACCTCCGGCAGCGGCAAGCGGCTGCTCGCGGCGCTGCGCAAGAAGCATTTCGAGTTGGGCGGAAATGCCCGCGCCGAGGAGCGCGATCTCCGCATCAGGGTGACCAACCAGCAGTTCATCCACGATCTGGAATCGGCATGCGCGCGCGGTCTCGCGGCCGGCAAGAAAGCTCCCTGACTTCCGCCCGTGCGTTGCCCCTCATTTCGAGCATGAGGCAGTTTTCGCGTCACCGAACACGGAAACCGAACATCTTATGACCGACGCGCCTTCGCCAGCACCTGCACCTGCTCCCGCGCCTTCACCGGCCCCGGCGCCCGCGCCTGCGCCCGCCGCCGCCACGCGGCCGGAAGCGATCGCGGAGAATTACTGGGACGCGACCGCCAACACGATCAAGCTGGATGAGTTCACCCCGCACTACGCCGAACTCGCCACTTTCCATCGCACCGAGACCGAGCGCCAGGCCGCCCTCGCAGCGCGCAAGCCTGAGGATATCAAATTCGAGGTCAAGCTGCCCGACACCGTCAAGGTGCCCGACGGCATGGATCTCAAGATCAACCCGGATGATCCCCGCGTACCGGTGCTTCGCGAACTCGCCGTCACCCATGGCCTCAGCCAGGACGTCGTGAACTCGCTCGTGGCGCTCGATGCGCAGCAGCAGATCGCGATGCACGCCGCCGAGCAGACCCGCATCGCCGCCGCCGACGCCAAGCTCGGCGCCAACGCCAAGGACCGCAAGGCCGCGGTCGGCAACTGGCTCAAGGGCATGAAGGATCGCAACGAACTTTCCGGCGAGGAATACGAGGCGGTCCGCGTCTACGCGACCGACGCCGAGACCGTCACCGCGCTGGAAAAAATCATGGCCAAGGCGGGCGGTAACGTTCCCGGCCATCAGCCCGACAATCCCAATCCACCCGCTCCGGTCCGACAGGCAGATCGCTGGTACCCCGACACAGCAAAGAAGGTTAGCTGACCATGACAACGCTTGCTGCTACCAACCCGACCCTGATGGACGTCGCCAAGCTCAAGGAGCCGGATGGCGGCATGGTCACCGATGTGGTGGACATGCTGTCGCAAGACAACGAAATCTTCCTTGACTCGACGTGGATGGAAGCCAACGGCGGCACCTCGCACCGCACCGCGATGCGGATCGGCCTGCCCGAGCCCACATGGCGCGCCTACTATCAGGGCGTTCAGCCGACCAAGGGCAGCTATGCCACCGTCGACGAACCGCTCGGCATGATGGAAGCCCGGTCGGTCATCGACAAAGACCTCGCCGACATGGAGACGGATCTCAACCAGTTTCGTTTGATCGAAGCTGGCGGCTTCCTCGAAGGCATGAACCAGGCGCTGGTCTCGACCGCAATCTACGGATCGGTCTCCACCAGCCCATCGAAATTCAACGGTCTCGCCGGACGCTTCAACGCGATCACGACTGCGGCTTCCGGCGAGAATATCGTCGATGCCGGCGGCACCGGCTCCGACAACACCTCGATCTGGATCGTGCAGTGGTCGCCTCGAACCGTGTTCTTCGCCTACCCGAAGGGAACCTCGGCCGGCGTCAACCGCGAGAACCTCGGCGTGAACAACAACGCCATTCCGCCGGACGGTAGCGCCGGCGTGTTCTCGGCCTACGAGGAGAAGTTCACCCAGAAGGCGGGTCTCGTGGTTCGCGACTGGCGCTCGATCGTCCGAATCGCGAACATCGACAAGTCCAATCTGGTCGACGAGGCCAGCGCCGCCGACATCCTCAAGCTGCTCGCGATCGGCATCGACAAGATCAAGAAGGTCGACGGCGGCCGCATCGCGGTCTACGGCAACCGCACCGTCAAGACGATGCTCCGCATCCAGACGATGAGCAAGAACAACGTCTACCTCACCGTCGGCAACGAGGAAGGTCGCCCGAAGCTCGACTTCGACGGCCACCCGATCCGGCTGCTCGACCAACTGCTCAACACCGAAGCGCGCGTTACCTGAGCGGCGCAAGCGCCGCCTGCTGCACGCCAACTCTTTGAAGGACGACCTCGATGATTATGGATCGCCAGAACACCTTCTCCAACGACCAGGCCATCACCGCCACGGCGATCTCGACCAACGTGATCGACCTCGGTCCGCTCGGTGGTCTGCCGAGCGCCAACCTGATCCGGGACATCGGCGCCGGCGAACCGCTTTACCTTCACATCCTCGTCACCACCGCGCTGGACTCGGCCGGTGAAGCCGCGACCACCACCGTAACGCTGGAAAGCGACTCCACCGCCAATCTCGCGACCTCGGCAACGGTTCACTGGACCTCCGGCTCGATCGCCGAATCCGTGGTCGGCGTCGCCGGTTACTGGATTGCCAAGGGCGTTCCGCTGCCGTCCGGCGCTTACGAGCGCTACCTGGGCGTCCGCTACACCATCGGCACCGAGAACATGACCTCCGGCAACGTGACGGCGTGGATCTCGAACAACCGCTACGACGACCGCACCTATCGCGGCGGGTTCTCCACCGGCGTCAGCTGAGTAGCTGGCGCACCTGATCTGAGGGATTGAACATGGCTAAGTACCGCGCCCTGGCTGCGCTCTATGTTGGCTCGCGGCTGATCGCCCCGGGCGAAACGTTCAACAGCGATGACGTCCCCGGTACGCAGTGGGAGCCGCTGGATGACGCGGGCCGCGCTGCTCACGACGACCGGCACGCGAAGCCCGGCGCCACGAAGCAGGCCGCGAAGCCCGGCGCCAACGTCGGCAAGGCGCATGCCGATAAGAAGGACGCCTGATCATGGTCGGCAAAACCTTTTACCCGCGCGATTTTCAGGACAACGCCGTCTATATGGGCGCGGCGAAGACGGCAAACACCTCGGTCGCCGCAGTCATGGTCACCGGCACAACGATCTTCACCGTGGCCGGCGGCCCGATCTTCATCGACGAACTTGTGTCGCTTTGCCTGACGGCGAATGACGCCACGGCCTCGACCTTGAAATGGATCGCGGACGGTACGGTCGGCGCCGCGACCGATATCACGGGCGCGTCGGCGTCACTCGCCAGCTTCGCCGCCGGCGGCATGGTTGTCTGCAATTTCACCGCGCTATCCACCGCGCCGGATTTGATCACCGCTGGCGTCGGCCTGGCATCGGTCAAGACCCGCGGTGTCATCGTTCCGGCGGGCATCATCGCCACCACGATCGCGGTCGGCTCGACCACCGGGACGTGGAATCACTTCATGCGTTGGCGCCCGATGGCCAACCTTGAAACGACTGTAACTCCGGCGTTCTGAGCTTTCTTCACGGCCTCCCTCGACAGAGACCGCCCATGCCCGGGCGGTCTTTTTTTGCCCGTGCGTTGTCGCGCTGGCGGCACCCGGGCGAAGGTTCGGCATGACATACGACCGCAAAGTATTCCGCGCATCACATGACGCCGTCGGCGCGCCGGGCGATACGGCGGCCACCGATTCAACGTCGGACTGGACGCAGGTCTCTCTGCTCAAGGGGCTGTATCAACTCCTCGGCGTCACCGGCATTACGGTCAGCGGTGGCACGCTGGCGACGTCCGCCAAACAGGACACCGGCAACACCACCCTGGCCGCGATCGACGGCCATGTCGACGGGTTGGAAGCGCTGGGCACTGCTGGTAATGCCTCGCTCGCGTCGATCGACACCAAGCTCACCAGCATCAACTTCAATACCGACACCCTCGAAACCGCGCTCGGCATCACCACCGAAACCGCGCCAGCTTCGGACACGGCATCGTCCGGTCTCAACGGTCGACTGCAGCGGGTCGCGCAGCGGCTGACCTCACTGATCGCTCAGATCCCGGCAACCCTCGGCGTCAAGGCCCGAACTGCCTCGCTATCGGTCGCGATGGCCACCGAGGATGCCGCGCTCTTTCCGGCGTCGCTCGGTGCCAAGGCGGCCGCCTCGTCATTCGCCGTTACCCAGTCCACCGAGGATGCCGCACAACTCGGCTCGTTGACGGAAACTGCCCCGGCATCGGATACTGCATCAAGCGGACTGAATGGCCGGTTGCAGCGCATCGCCCAGCGCCTGACGACGCTGATCGGCACCACGCTGACAACCCAGCTCGCCGCCGCCACCAACGCCGTCACCACGGCCTACGCCACCAACCTCGTTGTCAAGGCTTCGGCCGGCACGCTCTATGGGCTGTCCGGTTACAACAGCAAGACGTCCGCGCAGTTCATCCAAATCCATGACGCCACTTCGCTGCCGGCGGACACGGCGGTGCCGAAGGTCCTTTTCCTGGTGCAGGCATCCTCGCCGTTCTCAATCGATTTCGGCGCGCGCGGCCGGGCGTTCGCCACAGGCATCACTGTCTGCAATTCGTCCACCGGTCCGACCAAGACCATCGGCAGTGCCGATATCTGGGTCGACGCGCAATATACATGATGAGGCGTCCATGGCAGTTTTAGGCGGCGGCTCGCTGAGCTATGCGGAGGGCTCGTGGACGCCCGATTTCACTTTCACCACGCCGGGCAACCTGGCCAAGACGCTCTCTACGCAGGCGGGCTACTATATCAAAATCGGAAAACTCGTCACTGTTACCTTTAATCTTGTGGCATCTGCCTTCACGCACACAACGGCGTCTGGCGATCTGACGATGACTGGGCTGCCTTTCACCGCACAGAACGTATCCAATGACCGCTGGCGCGGGACGATGCAGTTTCAGGGCGTCACGAAAGCTGGCTATACCAACTTCACTGTAGGCCCGATAGCCAACACGACGACGGCGACGTTCATTGCATCCGGCTCGGGACAGGCGGTCGCAACAGTCACGGCGGCGGATATGCCGACCGGCGGCACGGTAGTTATACAGGGCTCCGTTTCGTATGTTGCTACTACCTGACGCCGGGTCGCTCGGTCTCACTGTTTGATCAAGCCCGTGCGTTGTCGGGTCCGGCCGGTCCGCCGCACGGTCCGGTATGGCCATCTCAGACTTCACCGTCATCAACGCCGCAGCCACCCGGACCGGGAATATCCCGGTGACCTCGCTTGCCAGTGACGGCGGCCCCGTCGCCCAGATCGCGCTCTCCAATTACGAGGACGCGGTCAAGACCGAGCTGGCGCTGTACCCGTGGAAGCGGGCCACCAAGATCGTGCAGATCGACCGGCTCGACCCCAACACCATGGGCGATCCGCCGGAGCCGTGGACCGCGGCCTATCAGTTACCCACCGACCTGATCGAAATCCGCACCGTGAAGGTGTCGGGCTATCCGATCGATTACGAGGTCCACAGCACCAAGATCCTGTGCGACGCATCCGAGACCGACGAGGTGATCCTGCATTACATCTGGCGGGTGCCGGAATCGCAGTGGCCGGCATGGTTCCGCGAGGGAATGATCCGCCGGCTGGAGGCCATTTTCCTGCGAGGCATCGGCGAGCGAGCGACCGAGGCCCGCGCCCGGGACAAGGCTGCCGACGATTCCTTCGCGCTCGCCCGCAACCGGGACAGCCAATCGCAGACGCCGCGCGATCCGACGACCTCGCCGACGCTCGCCGCCCGCGGCGGCGCGTCAACTTACTCGCGAACTTTCCCGCGCTGAGGTGACCCATGGCGCGGCGCAAAACCCTGCAGACCAGCTTCGCGGCGGGAGAGCTCGCGCCCGAAGTGGCGATGCGACAGGACACCGACCAGTACCAGAACGGCGCCGCATCGCTGCTTAACCGGCGGATGCTGATCGGCGGGGGGCATGTGCGCCGTCCGGGCTCATGGCTCGAGGCGGTACTCGGCACCGATCCGATCATCACGGAATTCATCGTCAACCAGACCACGCAATACATCCTGTCGTTCACCGCAGGCGCGATGCACGCCTATGTCAGGGACACCACCACCGGCCATCTGACCGCGGCGGGCTCGATCACCGGTGCGCCATGGAGCGGGACGATCTACAAGGAGATGGACTGGGTCCAGCGCGGCAACGTGATTTTCCTGGCTCATGCCTCGATGATCACCCAGCGGATCGAGCGCACCGGCGCGGCGACGTGGTCGCGCGCCAATTTTGCATTCTCGGTCGGCGCGGCCTCCAGGCCCGAACAGCCCTATCTCAAGGTGGCGTCGCCCGCCATCACGCTGCGGCCGTCGGCGCTGACCGGGTCGGTCACGCTGCTGGCGTCGGCCGCGGTGTTCGTGGCCGGACACGTCGGCCAGTATATCCGCTATCTCGGCAAGGCGATGTTGATCACCGCGGTCACCGACACGACGCACGCCACCGCGACCGTGATCGAAACCCTGCCGACCACGCAAACCCTGACCGTGACGAGTTCGGCCAGCTTCGCAACCAGCGAGTCCGTCGCTGGCGTCACGTCGGGGGCAAAGGGCTTCGTCACCGGTATTCCGGATGCGACCCATCTCACAGTCGTGGTATCCGAGGGCCTGATCCCGTTCGCGGTCGAAAATATCGTCGGCCCCAATGCCGTGACGGCGATCTCCGCTGTGGCAACAGCCACGCCGGCGGCGGTGGCCGACTGGGACGAGCAGATTTTCGGGCCGGTCTATGGCTATCCCGCCTGCATCGAGCTGCACCGCAACCGGCTGGTGTTCGGCGGCCACCCGGCGGCGCCGGACTACATGATCGCTTCCGTGATCGACGATCTTTATAATTTCAACGTCGGCACCGGCGGCGACGCGGACGCAATCATCGAGTCCATCGGCGACGCCGGCGCATCGAAAATCCTGCAATTCTCGTCCGCCGAGCAGCTGCTGGTGCTGACCGATCGCGGGCCGTATTACGTGCCGGAAGGACAGAACGCGCCATTCCGCCCGTCGTCGATCTCGTTTCTGCCGTTCGGCTCGCCTTGGCCGATCAACGCCACCGCTCAGGTGCAGGCGTTCGACTCCGGCGCCGTGATGGTGTCGGGTTCGCTGATCATCAAGGCGCGGCAGACCGGCAACGTGACCGCGACATGGGACGCTGACGAGGTGTCGCTGCTGGCCCCGCATCTGATCGAGACCCCGGACCGCATCGCCGTCACCAGCAACTTCGCCGGCAACCCGGAGCGCTATGCCGTGTTCCGCAATTCGGACGGCACGCTGGCGGTCCTGCAGCTGGTCGAGGTGCAGAAAATCCGCAACTTCACGCCATGGACGACGGACGGAACGTATCTGTCGGTCGCGTCGATCTCGGGCGATCTCTACGCGGCGGTGCAGCGCGAATTCGGCGGCACCACCCACTACTATCTCGAATTGTTCGATCAGGAACTGACGCTGGATTGCGCGACGCAGTTCGCCACCAAGACCGCGATGGACGCCGGCGTGACCGCGATCTACTCGACGCAGGACGTCAACGTGGTGACGCCGGACTATCACCTCGGCGTATGGCCGCTCACGATCCGCACCGTCCCGGATGGCCCGTTCACGGTCGGGCTGTACTACACCTCGGTGACGCGGATCCTGCCGCCCATCATCGCCGGCCCCGAAGGGCCGATGGCCGGTGACCTGATGCGGATCCTCGAATGCTATGTGCACGTCCTGACCTCGGCCCGGTTCAGCGCCAACGGCTACACGCTGTCGGCTTACCAATTATCCGAGGACGTGTCGGAGCCGCCGCCGCTCAAGAACGGCCCGCAGCGCTTTCAGTTCATGGGGTGGGAGCGCGAACCGACGGTGACGATCACCCAGGCCGATCCGCTCCCCCTGAAGATACTCGCAATCAAAACAACGGTGGCCTTTTAGATGTCAGGACTTGAGCCCCTTGCGATGGTCGCTTTGATCGGCGGCACCGCGGCATCCGCCGGCAGCCAGATGATGGCCGCTGGCGAAAAGTCGGCGGCGGCGCAGTTCGAGTCGCAGCAATACGAGCAGCAGGCCCAGGCCGCCCGCACCGCCGCGGTGCAGGACGAGGCCGCGCGCCGCCGCGACCTGACGTCGAACCTCGAAACCATCCAGGCCATCCGAGCCGGCCGCGGCGTCGGCTCGGGCTCGCCGACCGCGATGGCGATCTACGACAACATCACCGACCGGTCGGAAGACGACATCGCGACGTCGAAAGCGAACTTCGCCGCCAAGGCCGATCTGTCGCGACGGGCCTCGATCCTGTCGGAGCGCAAGTCGTCGACCTCGCTGCTGGCCGGGGCGCTCGGGGCGGTGTCCACGGTGGGGAGTGCCGGCTTCCGGGCCGCCACGCCGTACCAGTCGACCCGGGGGACATAGCACATGGCAACCGGAACAGGACTGCCAGCCCCGCAGAGCGGCGGCCCGGTGCTCGCACAGGCGGCGGGCGGCGTGTCCGCCGACGCGCTGTTCAATGCGCAGTCGTGGACGCAGATCGCGGGCGCGGGCGAGCAGCTGGCGAAGGCCGGCGGCGACTATCTCAAGGTCGCCGAGCACAAGGCCCAGGTCGGCTATCTCAGCGATCAGGATGTCGAAATCCAGCGCAAGCAGATCGAGTACCGCAACACCCACGCCAACGATCCGGCCGGCTTTGACGCGGCATGGAACGGCTATGCCGAGGGCAAGCTGTCGACCGCCGAGCCGTGGGCGATCAACCATATCCGCGCCAAGCTCGGCGCATCCGGCAACGGCGCCTATTCCGCGATCCTGAACGAAACCCGGGTCCAGACCGAGAGGAAGGCCGAACTGAGCTGGAGCACGCTGCACGACATGGCGGCGCAGGACGTGCAGTCGGCGGCGATGGCGGGCACGCTCAATACGCCGGAAGGCCAGCTCAAGGTCGAGAAATACCGCGGCGTGGTCGCCACCGGCGTCACCAGCCAGTTCATCGTGCCGGAGGTCGCCGAGCAGCGCGTCGCCACGCTGGAATCTGTGGCAACGGTCTACGCCGCACGCGCCGGCATCAAGAGCACCTTCGACGCCGATGGCCCGATCGCCGCGGTCAAACAGATCGACGAGATCGCCCGCGACGAAAAGCTGCGGTTGTCGCCGGAGCAGCGGCTGTCGCTGGGGGCCAAGCTGCGCGCGGACGTGCATGCGTGGGACGCCGAGCGAACGCAGAACCTGTCCACGGTCGATCTGGAATCGAAGTCGCTGCTGCAGGCCAAGCAGGGCGGCATCCCGATCCCGCAGACCCGCATCGACGAGGTGGTCAGCCGCTACAAGCGGTTCGGCGGCCAGGCGCAGGCCGCGTCCTTCCTCGCCGACGTGCAGCATTCCGAGGATATGTCGTTCCTGTCCCGCGCGCCGCTGGCGCAGTCGGCGGCGTGGATCGAAGAATACAAGACCTCGCGCGGGTTCTCGACCGCGGTCAACACCGCAATTCCGGCGGAAGGTCGCGCGCTGCTGGACCGGATCGCCGGTCCGGAATCCGGCGGACGATACGACGTCCGATATGGCGGCCAGCGCTTTCAGAACTTCGCCGATCACCCGCGCGTGGCCGAGCCGATCACCAGCGGCCCCGACGTCGGCAAGACCTCCAGCGCCGCCGGCCGCTATCAGTTCATCGGCTCGACCTGGGACGACCAGGCCAAGAAACTCGGGCTGACGAACTTCTCGCCCGCCAATCAGGATGCGGCGGCGTGGAATCTGGCGCAGGAGGAATACAAGTCCAAGACGGGCAAAGACCTCCTGACGGTGCTCCGGTCCGACGACAAAGCCGCAATCGCTGAGGTGCCGCGCACCCTGTCCGGCCAGTGGTCGTCGCTGCCCGGCGGCCGGCAGCCAGCGGCAGTCGCGGTCCCCGCCACTCCGAGCGACGTCGCCCATATCGGCAAGGCCAATCAGCTGGTCGCCAAGCGGGTCAGCGACGAGGCCGACGGCATCATCAAGGGCATGGCCGACAAGGACAACCCGGTGCTGCCGACCGAGCAGCGCATCAACGACCTGCTGACCGCGGCGTCGGCAACCAACATGCCGGAGGTGCTGCAGCGGGTTTCGCAGGCGGCCGCGGAATACCAATTCCGCCGCCAGTTCGGCCGCGCACCGGAGCCGCAGGAGACCGCCTATGTCACCGACCTGCAGCGCCGCGCCGCCACCGAGGGCCTGAGCGCCACCGATGCGCGCCGGCTCGAGATCGCGACCGAAACCCGTGACCGCACTGCCAAGGCGCTGGCCGACGACCCGCTCGACCACACCGTCGCCGCGCTGGCCGAAACCGCCGGGATGCCGCCGCCGGCGCCGCTCAACATCGGCAACCCCGTGGCGTTCCGCGGTGGCCTGGCCGCGCGGGCGCAATGGGCCGAAACCGGGACGCGCACCTTCGAGACCGGCCCGATGCCGGCGCTGACCACCGCCGAGGCCACCCAGGTCCGCGCGGCGCTGGATGCCGCCGACCCCGCCGGCAAGGCCCGCATCTATGGTGACATCGTCGCGACAACGTCCGGCGGCACCCGCGCGGCGACGCTGGCCAAGATCGCCGGCAACGGCGGCGCCAACGGCATGGTCGAGGCATTTGCCGGAGGGATGTTCGGCATGGACCCGGCGGTCGGGGAAAGCATCATCCGCGGGCAGGGCGCGCTCAAACTCAAGGACGCCTACAACCCGATGAAGGACGGCAACAAGGAAAACTCGTCGGCCGCGATCGACAAGTATTTCCCGGCCGGCGCGTTCACGCTGGCAGCGCGCACCGATCCGCAGGGCGCCTATGCGGTGATGCGCGGGGCCATCGTCGCCCGCGTCGCCGACATCGCCGCGACCGATCCCAATTTCGACGGCAAGTTCACCGACGCCATGTTCGAGCGCGCGGCCAATGACGTGACCGGCGGGGTGGTGCGCCACAACGGCGGCAGCCTGATCTCGCCCGCGCGCGGCATGACCCAGCGCGGCTTCGACGCCAAGATGGCGGGCCTGACCGACGGCGACGTGCAGGGCGTCATGACCCAGAGCGGCACGCCGATCACCGCCGATTACGTCCGCAACAACGCGCAACTGGAGAGCCTGTCGGACGGCCGCTATCTGGTCCGGCTCGGCCGGGATCCGGAGCGGCCGATCTATGCGTTCCGGGACGTCGGCGCCAACGTGCCGAACCGGTTGCGGCCCTTCATCCTCGATCTGCGCAACGTCACGCCGGCGACCCCCGCGATCGATCCGACCCATGCCGGACCGCTGCCATGAGCCTCGACCTGTTCGCCAGCAACATCGACGACGCCGTGGCCTACGCGGGGCGGGTATCCGCGCCCGAACTGCCCTCGACCTTCTCCGACAATTTCAACGAGGCGTGGAACAAGGGCTATCTGACGGGGCAGTCGATCTCGGGCGAAATCCGCAAGACCACGGCCCGCCAGCGGTTCGTCGACGACGCCATCGCCAAGACTGGCGATCGATCCTTCGAGCAATCGGCCGAAGGCGGCGGCTTCGATGTCGCGGGCTTCAACGCCAAGGTGGCGAAGCACCGGGCAGAGCGGCCGGACCTCGATATCCAGCCGATGTCGGATGAGGCGATCCAGACCCGCGCGGACGAGATCGGCAAGACGCAACTGGCGGACAGCGAGGCGTTCGGCCGCCGCGAGCGCACCACAGGCGGCACGGTCGGCTCGTTCCTCGGCACCGCCGGCGCGATGCTGACCGACCCCGTCAACCTGATCGCCTTCCCGCTGGCGGCTCCGGAGTCGCTCGGCATTCTCGGCACTGCGATGGCATGGGGCGCGATCGGCGCAGGATCGCAGACCGCCATTGAGGCCCTGAACGCGACCAGCATGGAGCGCATCAAGCCCGGCTACGGCGCATCGAGCGAGCCGGTGGAGAACATCCTTGAGGCCGGCCTCGCCGGTGGCGTGCTCGGCGGCGGGATCAAGGGCCTGTCGAGCCTGTGGACCCGCGCCAAATCCGGCTCATGGCCCCGCACCGTCCGCGACGCCGGCAACGTGATCGAGAGCGAGGCGCAGATCGCCACCACGAATCCGCTGCCTGGCGTCGAAGGCGAGGCCACCCACCGCACCGCGATCAGCAAGGCCATCGACGACATCGCCAACGGTCGGCCGGTCGACGTGGATGGCATCGTGCCGCCGCAGATGGCTTCGAGCATCGAGGCGTGGCATGGATCGCCGCATGACTTCGATGCGTTCGATGTTTCGAAAATCGGCACCGGCGAGGGCGCGCAGGCGTATGGGCACGGGCTCTATTTTGCCGAGGCCGAGGGCACCGCCAAATCCTACAAGGACGCCTATGTGCCATACCGCACGCCGGTTGATGCGCAAAAGTACGGCCTTGCCGATGCCGACGCCGCCCGCATTTCGTCGGACTTTATGCACTTCCGGATGAACAAAAGCGTCGAGGCCATCGACGATGAGATCGCTTCGCGGATACAGCACCCTCGCGTCGGAGCGAACGCACTGGCGCTGGACATTTTGCAGGGGCCGAAGCCAGAGGGAAACATTTACAAGGTCAAGATCACCGCGAACAAGGACCACATGCTCGACTGGGACAAGCCCCTGAACGAGCAGTCACCAGAGGTCTTGGCAAGACTTCAGCCCCTGATTGACGCGAAGCTAGCAGAGTTTCAGGGCCAGCGCGGCGGCGGGCCGCTTCTCGACCCCGCAAATGACCTCACGCCGGAAGGCTACCTGCAGACAGGTGCACTCAAGGGGCAGGGCTTCTATCAGATGCTTGGGGATGGCTTGGAAAAAGCTGACGCCAGCCGCGCGCTGGCGGACGCGGGCATTCCGGGCGTGAAATATGCTGATGCCTTTTCCCGGGGAGCGGACGATGGTGGCACGCGAAACTTGGTCGTGTTCAACGACAAGGATGTGCAAATCACCCACAAAAACGGCAAGCCGGTCAGCCCGGAGATCAGGCAGGACGTTGTCGACCGGGCGGCGGGGCTGTCTCCGAAGCAGCCTGAGCTGGCGCTGGCACAGCCGGAAACCACGAAGCCTGCCGGGCCGGACACTGATGCTGTGAAAGCGCTCGATGCCGAGTTGACCCCGCAGCGCATTGAGGAGATGCGGTCGGATGTCGACATGGCCGACACCATCTCCCGCGATCTCGACAAACTGATGCTGGAGCGGCCGGACATGGAGGTGCCCACGGGGGTGACCGTCGACGCCGATGGCCGCACCGTGCCGACCACGCGCAAGGTGGAAAGCGTCGTCGCTGAGGCCGATGCGCGGCTGGCAGCGGCCAAGGAAATTGAGGGGTGCGTTGGTCCGTACCCGGCATCCGAAGCAGCATGATGTCGGTTTTTGTGACCATCCAGTAGGGGCGAGAAAATCGACATGAGCGTTCTTCGCTGCGTCACCAACCTCGTCTCCGAGGGCAAGATCACCAAGGCGCTCGGCGACGAGGCGCTGGCGCTGTACGAACGCAGCAAGGGCGAATTCCAGAAGAACATGGGCCCCGCCGAGGCCGAGGCTGCCGCCGCGCTGGCGACGGCGCGCGCGATGGAGGCCGGCGCCAAGCGGATGAAGAACGACGTGGCCAAACAGGCCATCGCCTTCGCCAATTTCGAGCGGACCATGATGGAGCATCAGGACGGGCCGATTGCCGGCGTGCTCGACCAGCTGACGCAATCGCTGAGATCGCGCGGCACCCGGAACGTCGATGCGGTGCGGGATGACATCTGGAACACACTGTCGGCCAAGTTCGGCGAGAGCATGGAGAAATACGCGCCGGGCCTGCTGGGGGCGAGCCGGGCGCAGATCGATTCCGCCAAGAACATCATCCGCGAGGTGTTCGGGGTGCAGACCGGCGATAACCTGGCCAGCGCGGCCGGCAAGTCGTTCGGCGAGGTCCGGACCATCGCGGAGGACCGGGCGCGGTCGGCCGGCAAGAACTTCGAGCAGAACGAGAACTGGCGGGTGCCGCAGCCGTGGAATTCGGCCCAGGTCAAGAAGGTCAAGGAGGCCGAATTCGTCTCCGACTTCATGGCCGAGGTCGACGGCGGCGGAATCGCCCGGCTGTGGGATACCCGCAACAATGTCCCGGCCAGCGCCGCGGATCGGGAATTCATCCTCAAGCGGGCCTATGCCGACATCACGGGGTCCGGCGGCGGCGTGGGGACGTTCTCGCCGACCCAGCGCACCTTTGAGTTCGCCGACGGGTCCGCCGGCGCGGAGGCGTGGCTCAAGCTGCAGGGCAAGTACGGCGTCGGCGACGGGGTGATGCAGCTGATCACCGGGCACATGAACAAGATGGCGTCCGAGATCGCCATGGCCGAGGTGATCGGCCCGAACCACCGCGCGATCATTTCGGCGGTTTTACCCCGCTTGAAGGCCGCCGAAGCCCAGTTATCCACAGCGCAACGGCTCAATCCGGTCCGGCTGCTGGAAAGCGCCAAGATGGTCGAGAAGGTCTATGCGGTCCAGAACGGGGCGGCCAACGTGGTCGATGGTCCTGTGATGGCTGGCATCCTGGGCGGGCTACGGAGCATCAGCACGGCGGCGCAGCTCAAGGGGGCTGTCCTGTCGGCGATCCCCGGGGACAGCGTCACGAGCTTCCTGGCGGGCAATTTCAACGGCATGCCGGTGGGACGGTTGATCGCCGGCGTGGCCCGGGACATCGCCATGTCCGGCGCTGAGTCCAAGAACCTCGCCGCCCGGCTCAATCTAACCGCCCACGCCGCGATGGATTTCAACCACGGCTACCGGTTCTTTCAGGATCAGGTCGCGGGGCCGGCCCAGCTGAGGTTCATGGCCACCACGGTGGTCCGGGCGCAGGGCCTGCAGGCGTGGACCGAGATGATGAAACGGGTGTTCTCGATGGAGTTCACCGGGCATCTGGCCGACCACGTCCACCTGCCGTTTGCCGAGTTGCAAGGCGTCAACAAGCCGCTGGCCAACTTCATTGAGCGCTACGGCATCAGCCCGGCCGAATGGGACGCCATCCGCGCCGCGCCGCTGCTCGAAACCAACGGCACCAAATTCCTCGACACCAGCGCTATCGCCGACCAGCGGCTGGGGGAAAAGCTGCGGACCGGCATCAATCAGGAGCGCCGCTTCGCCGTGCTGGAACCGGATTCGCGATCGCGCGCGCTGACCACCGGCGGGCATGCGCAGGGCACCTTTGCCGGCGAAATGCACCGCAGCATCGGCATGTTCAAGTCGTTCACGATCTCGATGGCCGCGACCCATATGATGCGGATTTTCTCGCAGCAGACCTGGGGCGAGATGGCGAAGGTCGGCCTGCCGTTCATGCTGACCCACTTCATGGTCGGCGCCGCCGCGATCCAGGCCAAGAACATCTTCTACGGCAAGGATCCGCAGGCGATGGACACCGGCAAGTTCTGGGTGTCGGCGATGGCGCAGGGCGGCGGGCTCGGCGTCTATGGAGACATGCTGAATTCGACCCTCGCGAAATCCGGCCGCTCGTGGCAGGCCGAAGTCGCCGGCCCGATCGGCGGCATCGTCGAGGACGCAATCAAGCTGACGTCCGCCCAGACCCGCAAGCTGTACGAGGGCAAGGACACCAATTTTGCCACCGAGCTCGTGCGCGTCGGGCGGCGGTACACACCAGGCACCTTCTATACAAAGACCGCCGTCGACCGGCTGCTCTGGGATAACCTGCAGGAACTCGCCGATCCGGATTACCGCGGCTCGTTCCGGCGGATGGAGAAGAAGCTGAAAGACGAAACCGGCCAGCAGATGTGGTGGGGTTCAGGACAGAATGTGCCAGAGCGAGCTCCTAATTTGGGTGCCATCGTAGGCCGGTAGCCGTGCGTTGGGAGCGCCCGAAAGCTGCGTCAAAATACGGTTATGCAGCTTTTCCCGATCGAAGAAATTGAATCCGAGGCCGCTGGGGTTGACCATGCCTTGATGGCCTACAGGGCGCTGGCGGCGCAGCATTTGGTCGCTAGCGACATACTCTGCCGTGGTTACGGGGTTTCTATCGCGGCAGAGAAACTCCGGTACGACCTGATCGCAGATATCGGCGGGCTCAAGCGGGTCCAAGTCAAAATGACCAATGGCATGCAAATGGCCAGTGGCTATTTGCGCTACCGGTTCTGGGGTGGAAACCACAATAGCAAACTGCGCGACTACATCGGTGACGTGGACCTTTTGGCCTTCGTTGCCATGGATATCCGACGAATAAAATACGCCCTCCCAGAGAGTGTCGATCTGGTGCAGGCCGCATTCAAACCTGCCGAATTTGACATGGACCGCTGCGAGCTTGCTTGGCAGCAGGTCCTTCGGTCGTGGGGCGGGTAGCCCGTGCGTTGTCGGTGATCGACCACCCGCCGCACCCTCCCGATACATCATCGGGAGACGTGCCTTGTCTGAATGGTTAGATGTTGCCGACATTACGCCTCGCATCGCCTACACGGCGACGGCCTCCCAAACCGTGTTCACCGTGCCGTTCGTGTTCTTCGAGGACGAAGACCTGTTCGTCTACCAGAACACCACGCTGCTGGTGCTGGCGACGCATTACACGGTCAGCGGTGCCGAGGATGAGGATGGCGGCACCGTCACGCTGCTGACCGGCGCCACCGCGGGCGACATCATCATGATCATGCGCGAGGTGCCCTACAGCCAGACCACGCACATTCCGCCGTCCGGCCCGCTCGATATCCCCGCGATCAACATTCAGATTTCCAAGCTGGTCGCGATGATCCAGCAAATCGAGGACCGCGCCTTCGACCGGGCTGTTCGTCTGTCCGATTCCGACCCGACGATCGACCTGCAGCTGCCGAATGCGGCCGGTCGCGCCAACAAGACGGTCTCCTTCGATGCCGACGGCTTGCTGCAGATGAGCACTGTCGTCGGGGGCGAGATCGATCCGGACGCGGCGAATATCACGTTCACGCCGAGCGGCACCGGTTCGCAGGCGCGCAGCATCCAATCCCGGCTGCGCGATTACTGGTCGACGTTCGATTTCATCCCGATAGCGGAGCATGCCGCCATCGTCGCCGGCACATCGAGCTATAACGCGACCCCGGCGCTCAACTATGCGCTGGAAGCCTGCTATGACGACGGCAAGCGCCTTAACGGTATCGGCGGCGCCTACATGGTCGACGAGGCTTCGTCCGGCGCGGGTTACGCCCTGCTGAACAAGGGCGTTTCCATATTCGGCGAGGGCAGCCAGCGGTTCACGATCGCGCCGCTCGCCACGATGCCGAACACCGCCGACTTCATGCGCGTGGAAATGCAGACCGGTGGTGATCTCGGCTTCATGGAGATGAGCCACATCCTGATCTATTGCGCCCGCGACGGCACCAAGCGCGGCAAGCGCGGCATCTACCTGCTCGACAACGTGACGGCCAATATCTCCCGC